GTTCCCAGTCTGGCGGCCACGAGATTCTGCACACGCACGTCAGGATGTTCTAGCAAGTTGGTAAACTCTTTGTCGGTCTTAGCAAACGCAAACGATTGCTTACCAGTCCGTAGGCTAGTCTTCATCGGGGGTTCAACACCGACTGTCTTCAACAGCTTCGCAAAGATTTGATTAGACATCAGAGCTTTCTTGACTTTAGCTTCGCTCAATCCAGACAAAGCTAGGTCGTCAATAAGTTTCCGCTTGTCGTTCCTTACCTTCTCAAGGTGTTGCTCAAGCACTTCCGTGTCGAGTTCAATAGTAGGCTCGGTATACATACGCAAGGTCTGATCAATGACCATCAGTTCTGAAACAGGAAACTTCTGCTTCATTATGTTGAACAGTTTGTATGTCAGGTCTACATCGTTGATGCAGTAGCTTGCGTATCTGTCAAGTTCTTCTGGTGTGAAGTCTGCTCTGCGTTTACCCAGAGCATTGATTACCTCATCACCTTTCTCACCCAAGTCATAGTGGCGTACCAATGCTTTCAGTGAACCGCCTACCGTAGAGTTGTGGAAGGGTCTTGCCATAGATAAAGTATCGAACCAGAATCTAGGCTTGATACCGTATAGCCATGACAAGATAGCCCCATCAAACACAGTGTTGTGGGCGAGTATCGCCTTGTTGGAATAGTCCAACGAGTTAAGAAACTCACCCACATTTGCACCACTGTACCAATCGGTAGGATTGTCGTTCACCTTGACACCGACACCTATAACCTCAAAGCGAGGGTCACGAACATAGGCTTCTGTTGTCATCTTCGACAACGAAAAATCCCTGTCGTAATAGGTTTCAAAGTCAATGGTTACTATATCCATACCCTAGTCCTCATGTTGTCCTTTACTAGCCTCCGCTGCCAATGCCGCGTACCCACACATGTCAACATAGTTGTCTATGTGCGATGGGTTCTGAGCTTGGCGTGCTACCTTCAGCAGTAAAAGCATTACAGGAACAGAGTCAGGGTCAATATAATAGCCAAGATAGCTACTCCACAGACCAGAGATTGAGTTAAAGTTACAGTGCGCACACCCGTGTTCTTCTTCTCTTTGTCCGTCAATGAGTTCTTCTGCGGTGAAAAGGACTTCGCTACGAAACCGAGGCGTCTTTTCAGACGCCACCTCCTTCCTTACTTCAGCCTCAAAGACTTCTTTAGGTGTGCCAATACTTTTCATCAGCTTATAGACATAGGGGTATGACACCCCTGTTGCTTTAGCTACCTCCGCAGGTGTAGCAGTTTTATTTTTGAGAAGGTATGCCCACACCTTATCTTTCTTCTTTACTTTTTTCGCCATCAGGCTCTCCTTTAGTTACCAGACTAAAACATTCCACACCTTTACCACAGTGTAAAGAGTAGATGTTTGCGGCTTGCACCGCTTGTTCTGCACTAGCACCCATTGCTAATGCACCGTATGCGTAGTCAGCACCGTAGCCGAACGCACATGGTTTGTTACCCCTGAACACAGAGTGAGGGGATTCGGGATGGAATACATGGACGCCTTCTTTATTTACTACTACCATCTCTGCGCCCATAGGGTTGGAAGACCAGTCCGTTGGACTAGCCCCCCTCTTTATCCACTCCCTTTGTTTTACTATTTCGTTAGCAAAACCATGACCTGTGACTATACAGATACCAAACATATTAGTATTTGCATACCATGCTTTTGATGACTCCCACTTGTGAGTGCCGTCAGTAGCTTGTCTGTCAGTAGCCAGAGTCTCGCCATCCCATACGATGACAGTCATCACGCCTCTCCAAGTTCTTGTTGCCAGTCTTTCTTGAAGACATTGAACCGCCTACGCAACTCTATGCTGTTGTCGTTGCATATCTTATCTACTGCTTTGAGAACATCTGCGCCAGTCGGTTTGCTCTGCATATAGTAACCAGAGTGGCTAGTCTGGGCGATGCCCATCAGCAACTCCTGCGAGAACTCGTTGTCACGCATTGCTCGCTCTAGCTTGTCAAGCCACATAGAGGATGACCAGTCTGGTTGTCTATGATCCCAACGGCTAGATTGATTACGCTCAGACCACATCTTGTCTATGATGCCATCCATTGCATGAACACGAACCCTAGCTTTTAGACCACGCTTGAACCGAGTCAATACTCTGCGCCATTCTTTGCGCTTCTCAGGAATCTCAATCAGCTTGTCGTCAGGGCGAGGGTTAAGACATTCCCCACTTATCATGTCGAACTGTATACCTCCATAGTAAGAAGGTTGTTGCCGCATGAGCGGTGGAAACTCGCTGTGCATAGCGTACATTGCAGACCCACAAGATTCTTCTAAGGTCTTTAGTAGCGGTGTAGTGTGAGCAATACGGTACAAACCTTTGCGATGTCGCAACAGCGAGAACGGCAACCACCTGTGCAAAGCACTAACCAGTGTCTGCGCTTGGCGAGATACTTCTTCAGCTGACATGCTAAAGGTAAACTTGTTGTCAGGTGTTAGTGTGCCAAAGTCCGACGAGCCGTAGCCTGTTACTTTGAACAGAAAATTATCACCGTCTTTATACATCCGTAGCCAACCAGTGATAGGCTTACCTTTCTCAGGGCTACGAACTTTAGACCACAACGCACTAGCTTGAGCGTAGTTCATTATGGTTCTTGCTTCTGGTGTTAGCCAATAGGTCATTCCTATCTCCTATCGTGTCAGTTTAGAAAATGTTACAGCCGCAGTCATGCTGTTGAGGTCAACATCAAGGTTGCTACTGTCCTTGCGATTGCGTTCCACAATCTTCTTGTGTCGCTCTTTGGTATCCTCATCTAGCAAATCCCATAGGGGTTGCCATGCTTTGAGGGCAGGGGCTAGCGTAGAATATGTTTCCATGAGTTTATCCACACCCTCAAGGAAGGAAGCCTCTTTGGATTCCTGTTCGAATATCTTACGGACATACTCTTTGAACTCAGGGATAAGCCATGCCCAACGACTGTCGTTGTAATCAGCCTTAGAGTTACGCCATTGGAACTTGAACCCAGTATCCATCTTCTCAATGTCATTAGGCCAACGCATATCCTTGCTGAACTCTAGCCTTACAGTCTCACATTCATATGCTTTCTGCTTGTGTGTGGCAGTCTGGAACACATCCTCTGGTGCATTGAAGAACCCTTCAAAGTCCAGTGCCTGCTTCTCTTGCATCGCATAGGCAGGTAGTGCATTGAACTTAGCAATGTCATCGGCAGGGAAGAACCCTTGGTATATCTTGTCTGCCCAATGTGCAGGTACATCCGCCTTAGCCTTGTCAATATTCTGCTTGAACATTGCCCTTGCGTTGTTACGGATAGTCTCTTTGAGAGTATCACTAAATCTAACTGTCGCCATTGTCATCTCCTTCTTCAAGATTCTTGAATAATGTTTCGGCATGTCTTGCCCCGTTGTAACCAAAGTCTCGGCGTATCAACTTGATTACTTCTTCTTTGGTATGTCTATCCTTGTATAGATAGAACCTCTCCTCAACATCTATGAGGAAATCTTTTAGTCTGCCCATATCACAACTCCATCTTTACGACCTCACCAAATGGGGCTTCGTCAGAATGTGTTGACACCCACAAGACTGGGTAGTCAGGTGCATCCCCAAAGTCATTGCAACAAAGGTCAGTTAAGAACACGCAAGCAACAGGTTCGATGTCGTTGTCTTGCATATACTGGAACACAGGACTGAACGCTGTGCCTCCGCCACCATGCGGTTTGATTACAGGCAAGTCATCCTGCTCGTAGCAATCATAGTGAGATACTTCACTATCAAAGTAGATAATGTGTAGCTTCTTAGGTTTGTGGTCTTCGGCTACTTTGATTATCTCTGCGGCATACTGGTCAATCTCATCTTGCCCGATTGAACCAGAGCAATCGACACAGAACGCTAGTTCACCAAGCACCTCACCTGTAATGCTAGGAAGATACAATCCTTGTTGTATGAACCTACGGTTAGGTCTTGTGAATGAACGCTCATCAGTCCGTTGCTTTACGATGAACCGCTGAAGCACATCAGCCCAATGTATCTTAGGTTCAAGCACAGCACCGACTAGACGCTCAAGTCCTGCACTCATCTTGCCCATCATCTTAGCGGCTTGTGCTGCTTGGGATACTTTGACTTTCCACTCAGCTTGTTGCTGTGAGATTTCCGCAGGTGTCTGTCCACCGTCCTGCACATCATCGAATGGTTGTCCATCACCACCATAACCCTGCCCATCTTCAGGTGTCTCAGGCAGTATGTTGTAGATGCCATCGCTTGTGCCGTTACCTGCGTTGTAGATGTCGTCACTAAGCAAGCCACCTTGCGGCATCTTACCTACGCCTTCATCACTCAGCAGTTTGTTGATTACATAATCACCTGCTTGATTCCAACGGAATCCATCGCGCTCACCTCTGCGTGTTGTATGCTCAAGCATTGGGTGAAAGCACTCATGTGCTACAAGAAACTTAAGTTCCTCATCGTTTTGCTTGGCAACAAAGTCAGGGTTGAACCGAACTTCTTTACCATTAGTGCAAGCAGTTGGTATGTTGTCGTCAACTATGAACGGCATGTTCATAGCGATTGTGCCAATGAACGGATGCTCTAAGATCAAAGCAGTCTTAGCTTTGCTTAGCCTTTTTTCTATATTCATTTATCATCTCCTCCTCAATGGAATCATCAATGTCCTTGCGTATCTCAGCAAACAAATCTTGTGCCGCACTATACGGCATGTATTGCAAGACAAGCTCCACAAGAACATATTGCTTCAAGTCGAATAGACGGTCTTGAAAGACCGCCCACTCTGCTTTCCTACTCTGTAACTCAGCTATCTCCGTTAGTGTCATTTGTTACTCCCATGAAAGCACCCATGCGTTTCATAATGTCGCTAGCTTCAGCCGCTTTGTCACGGCGTAGGTCAGGGTTATTACGCAACGCTTCAGGGTGATTGTTAGCCAATGACTGCTCAACCTCTTGGCGCATAGCCTCAAGGTCAGGGTCATCAGTAAAGTTCAACCTACTCAGTATCGAACATACATCCTTTGTGTTCTCAACCAAAGTATCACGGAACACAGCCTTTGGGTCGGCTAGCTTTTCAGCCATGTGTTTCACACGGTCAAACAATCTCTGCCATGCCTCATCCATTGCAGTCTTAGCCGCGTTTTGAACTCGGTCTTCGACATCTTGTTGGATGCGTGACAACTCATGGTCAGATATTTCCACTCGGAAGTCGTCAGCAGGAACAGGGAACACAGCCAAGTCTATCTTGAACTTACGCTGTAACTCATGCAGTGGTGGGTAGTCAGCCTTGTTATACAAGTCACCAAGAAATCGCTCAGCATCTGTCCGCAGTCTTGGATACTCATCGTAGAACTTACTGACAAGTGATTCCCAGTCACCTTTCTCCTTACGAAACTCATTCATAAAGGCTAGGTAGTTTGCAGACGGTAACATCTGAGTGCCTTCAATACCCCACGGCAAGGTATTGGCGTAATACTTCTTGCGGATAAGCGTGGTTTTCTGATGCACATTCGCAAGGTAATCATTCATCGGCAGTAGCGATTTGTTATACCGCCCTGCTGACAATGATGTGTTGTTGTTCTTAGCGACCTGCTCAGTAGCCTTGCGGTCTAACTTACGAGCAGTCCACTGAGAGACATTGAGTTGCACAAGCAACGCTTTATCTGAAAGTTTCATGTTGTCCTCCTTAGAACAAAACGTCTTGATGTTTGATTGACCAGTTCGTAAACGCTTGCGTTGAAGCCAGTTCAGGTTTCTTACGAGCCGCATACGATACTGAAAGGACTGAGAACTCAGGTGGCATCCGCTCTGCATAAGTGCAAACACGCTCAAAGTTGTTCTCAGTAGCCCGTTCTGCAATAGCGCCAGACAGTGCATACAAAGTAGCAGGGTCATCAGGCACATCAGCAGTCTTGGGATTCATAATGATGTTGTCTGGGTTAGGTAACTTACGATAGATTTTCAGGTAGCCTGTAAACTCTGCCGCTGCACCTTCACCAACTGCACCAGAGAAGCACTCATACTCTGCTTCAGCAGGAACAATACCAAGCACATCACTCACACCCTCAGCCCATGAACGAGGCGTTGGGTTACTGTCACGCTGTGGGTCAAAGTCATGCAACAGATTAGGGCGGAACCGAATAAACGATACAACCTCTGGCTTGATGTCACTGTCGATAGCCCATGAACACCAGTCGTCAAGGTGTGTCTCAAGTTCGATAACAGTCTCGCGGTTACGCAGATGAGACAGCACTCGGTTAGCACCTGCTCTGTCTGACTGTCTGTTACCAGTAGAGATTACCTGCCAACCTTTCTTCAGTGGCGCACCATGCAAGTTCCTAGCCTGTTGTATGTTGGCTAGCACTTTCTGCAAGTCATTGCCCGCTTGGTTACGGTCATCGAACAACAGGAT